AGCATTTTCTGAATCAATAAGAATACAGAATATACCCTGACTTTGAGCGTGTCTAATAATGTTACCTGAGCAGATATATGATTTACCAGCACCTGATTCACCAGCAAACACAGTGACCTTACCTAAGGGAACTCCTTTAAAGAAGTCCCCAGAGATAAGATAATTTAGTGCATAGTTACCGGTAGATATCCAATCAGTAGGATCATTAAAGCCAATACCTAACCCGTCAATAGATTTAGTAATTGACTTTCTAAACTTTGAAATATCAAAAGCCTTACCCATTTTTGACTCCCATTACAATTAGTTGTGTTCGACCAATTGCCGTCAACCATGTGTTGAGATGGTTAGCCAAAACTGAGTCATCTTTAGGGTTATCAAAGTTGATATTACAATCTAAAACTGAATCGCCTGATTGGTCTTCTCTGCTTGAAAAATTTAGAGAAAAGTTCTCGTTAATTTTAGTAGCCTTAGCCATATAAACAACCTCCTATTATTGTTGGTTGCGTTTACGGATCATTGCGATGATATCTGCGGCACGGCTTCCTGCATCACCTGCTTCAGCACGTGGTGCTGGTGTATCGGGTTCAAATGGAGGATCTTCTTCTGTTGATTCTGCGACTGGAGCAGGAGCTACTTTGGCTACTGCTTTAGTAGTTTCTCCAGTAGCACTACCACTACCGCCCATACCTGCTGGCTTATAGTATTGACCCCAACGTTCCATATCAAATGCTTCACCATCTACTGATGCTTCGAACATTTCTTTAATAACTTTGAGTTCAACTTCGCCAGGCTTTTTAGGTAAAAAGTCACTGAGTTTAAAAAGCCCATATTGATCAATAGCTGCTTTTTCATCTGAACTTAGAGCACGTTCACGGCGAGCCCAGTTGCTTGTTGAATAATCAGCATATCCGCCTTTTGATGTCTTGGTAATTTTGAAATCTAAACCGCGAACATAATCTGTAGGTAGTTCTTCAATTTCACTGTCCATCAATGCGTTTTTAACAATGTTAAAAATTTGACTACCAATTATAAATCTACGGATAGGATTTTCAGGTACTTTATCTTCTGATAATTTGCTGTCAACGACAAAACCTTGAAATAGATAAGATTTTTTCTTCCAGTATTTACGACCCATTTCTTCAAGTGATTTATCCTTGAACCATGGACGAACTTCTGTTAGAATTGGGCAAGATTCGCCCCACATTTCCATACATGGGACTTGCACAGTCACTGGCTTAGAGTTAGTTTCACCTTTTACTCCGGCAAAGGGTAATTTAATCATAGCCCTTTCAAGCCAGAAAAAAGTGTTATTTGAATCACCGTCGGGAAGAAATCTTACTGTTGCAGTAGTACCTTCTGCGATATTCCAATGGGGATAAATTGCGTTGTCGCCCGATGCGACCTGAGTTTGTGCGCTTTGTTGAAGTTTAGCGCGAATTTCTGCTAAAGTGGCCATAATGTTTTCTCCTTGTAATGTGCCTTAAAAATGCCTCTTTCTTTCTACCAACTGATAAAAAGAAAAACTGTGCATAGTGTTAACTATACACAGTCTTATTTAGTATGTCAAATATTTTCAGTGCTAAAATATATATTATTTTGCCATTCCTGCTAGTTTAAGAATTAGAGCTAGATCTTCTTTTACCGGTTCCATATCTCCATCACCGTCTAGATCAGCCTGCTTATCGCCGCGCATTTTGGCCAGTTTAACTTGATTGCCGAAATAGTTTCCTTCGTTAGGTTCTTCTGCTACATCCTTTTCACCCATCAATGCAGGCTTATGTTTAGCCGCCCATTTTTGTGTTAATCTTTCCATGAATTTTTCAGCTACAGTTCTAGCATGATGCCCAACTTCTTCGCCATATTTCTCTTTAATTTCTTTTTCTACATCTAACAAAATTCCTTCTTGACCGTTAAATGGACCAACATTAGGATTGTCTTTGTTAAAGCGACTTTTAACCATTTCCGCTACACGGTGGTAAACTTCGTCCATATTTTGACCTTCGCTAACTTTAGTCATCATATTATTAGTCCATTGATGGTCATCATTTTCAGCTGCTGGTTGTTCTGCGGGAACTGGTGCAGGCTGTTCAGCAGGTGCAGGTTGTGTAGGTGCTTCATCCTTTGGTAATACAGCGCTCAAAGGCGCTAGTAAATCGGGATATGCATCTGCTGCCCAGTCTCTAAATGTTTTTAATGGATCTACACTAATATCTAAATCTGCCTGAGACTGAAAATCTTTTTCTAATTGCGAATCATTAATTCCAAATTGTTGAAAAAATTCATATGCTGTTTGAAAGTCAAGTTTTTGCCCCGTTTGAGCCATATTTTCTAATTCTAGTTTAAGGGAATTAATTTGGTCGTCAGTTAATGTGCCTTCTTCTAGTGCATTCGCCCATTCTTGAAATTTGGCAAACGCTTCTTTTTTATCTACTTCGTCTGCGTCTGGATCTGTTAAACTATCACCTGCTGCTGCGCCTGTTAATGCACCTAATGGTCCCCCTACTGCTGCACCTAACGCACCTCCAGCTAGTGTTCCTAATATTTCTTCATTGCTTTTATCTTCACCTACATAATCTTCTAAGTCAACTTTTTCTTGCATAATACTATGTATTAGTGGAAATAAACTTGCAAGTTCCTCGTTGAATTTTGTTTGAGTGAATGCCTGTCTGTAGGTTTCCATTGTAACAGGATCTAATTCACTTACCATAGGTTCTTGTTGTTCTGAAAATTCTGCAATCCATGATTCGTAATGATGACGCTTACTCAATGCCTCTATCATTGATTTTAATTCGTGTAAACGGCCTACGGCCCTCTCTGTTATGCCTGTAGCATCATCATGTAAAGTTTGATGTTGTACCTTGCGTTGAAATTCTTGGAGTTGAGCAATTTGCTCACTCATTCTAATAATTGCTTTGCCTGCCGGATCATGAGGAACTCCTCCATGATCCACATGCTGTGCCATAGCAAATGCGCCTGCGGGATGAATGAACGGATACTTAAATCTTTCACCATCTCTGTTTTGTATAAAAATTGCCTTGATATTTTTTCGTTGACTACGAGCACCTGCATATGTTTCGTCTACAGGATTATGATGTCTAACAATGACTTCTGTAGTGCCTTTTACTGCCCTGCTAGTTTTTCTTGAACTCTTAGGAGTCCAACGTGACTCATTCATTTGTAATGCCATTTCATCTTCCTTCGGCGGTTGTGTGGCCGCTAAATGTTGAAAATCGTTTCTATCTAAATTACTTTTACTAATATCTCTAGTATCAAAACGCAGTAATCTTCTCATTGCAAACATACGCATTTCTTTTAAAAAAGCATACCATAGTTGTTTGCCTACGTCATCTTGACCTTCTGTTATACCTTGACTGTAATATATTTTTAAACTGCCTGGGTCTGCTAAACTAATGCTGACCCTTCCTAAATTTGTTCCTTCTTTGACAAAATCAAAATCGTAAAATCTGGCCTGTGCAGGATCTATAGTCACTGCTCCAGTTTCATCGCCCATTTCAAGGTTAGAGAATCTGCTTCTGACTTTATCAAACAGATCCTGACTGATTATTTGAATAGCTTTCATAATGTATATTTAGCCGTAGGTGTTCATATAAATGGGCAATGGCATGGTCCACTCATCATCACGCTCTTCTCTTAATTTATCATAGATAGCAGGATCCCATTCTTGCAACATCATAGCCATTCGTAAAGCAAGTAATAAAGCTGACACTAAGTCGTCGTGTGCTGTTTCTTTTGCTTCAAAACTTATACCTTTGGCTACATAAGTCTTTAGTTCAGAGATTAGAGGTTTAGAATGTAACTTCATCCTGTTACTCTCTATAAGGTGTTTTAACTTAGCACAAATTGATATCTTACTAGAATGCGTTGTATTAAATCCTTTCCTAAATCTACGCACATGCCCTTTCTTTATTGGTTCACTTAGGAATAATCCGGGTATACTTTCTTCACCTATTTCGCTTATGGCAACTAATGCTGCTTCGCCGACTGCGTTATTTTCTACACTGTAATAGAGATTGGGAGGCAAGCCGTGGTTAGCAAATTTTTCAGATATAAAGTTGCAAAGATCTCGCAATATTCTAACCTGTCCTTGTATAGGTGTAAGATTATGATGCCATTCACAAACTTGATCAAAACTAGGTAGTTCTATAATTTGTATGGCACCGTAATCACCGCCTGTTCCTAAACTAGGATCTAATGATACAATATAGGTAAATTTTGGATTAATTTTTTTATACCAACGAGCCTGTCCCATTTTCATAATAGGCTCTGTTCCCTCTAATTCTGCAAGTTTTATACTATTAATTAAAGTTTCATCGAATACTAAGAACTCACAATCGTGTTCTCTACGAAACCTTTCCTCGCCTATCCTACTACGTTCTGTATTTGCCCACTTTTCATCCCTGTCTGGATGTTCTGTCCAGTGTGCTTTAAATGGGAAAAATCCGTTTCTACCTAAGATCTGTTCATTACCAAACTCGTCAAACTTCATGTTTGCTTCTTTCCAAATTAAGGCAAATTGATCTTCGTCTGAGTTAGGTGTAGAGGTTATAATAGCTTTACCCCCTGTTGCTAATGTAGGTGAAATAGAAGTCCAAAACTCTGTAGCAATGCCAGGTTCAACGAAGGCAAACTCATCAGCGTATAATAATGACAAGCTCATACCACGACCTGTTGTTTCTGTTGTAGTTTGTGCAACTATTCTAGATCCATTATCAAATTCTAAACTTTGTTTGTTATAACTTGTTACTCCGCAGCGTATATGATCTGGACACAATTCGTAAGCATATCTTATGCGTTGCATAATTTCTTGTGCTCCTGTATATTTGTGCGCAGCAACAAGTATCGTGCTATCAGGAACAAACATAGCGTACCATAATAGATAACCTGCTGCCGTTGTAGTTTTACCTGTCTGTCTAGGTAATAGGTTTACATTGAATCTATGATGATGGTAGCTGTCTACTAAACGTTTTTGGTATTCGAATGCCTCATAACGAAGTTTACCTTTAACCGGATGTTGAATATAAAAGAAATGATTTAAGAAATAATGTGGCCCACTTTCTTTGTCGGCACATTTTAGCAAATCTTCAATTTGCTCATTGGTAAACTTTTGCGTGCTGTGCGCAGCCTTAACCAGCTTATTATCTATATTTTTGGATCCCATATTTTTATTTACTGAAAAAAATAGCCTCCTAAGAGGCTATTTGACGGCTACGCCTTGGAAGTTTATTCTTGTATAAATTTTTTATATTCCCACATAAGTTGATCTTCAAATGTGGCAAATGCCTTAGGACGGTCGCCGTCCATTCTATCACCCGCACCGGGAT